CCTGTGAAAGAGAACAAGGACGGCTCCATCGAGTACGCTAAAGACAAGGACGGTAATCTGAAGCTAAGGAATCCTACTGACCTCAACCTCGACACTAAGTTCGATGCTAGGGCGCAGGAGTTCGCAGGTGAGGCTCTGTACGACAGACGCATACAAGCGGCTAACCAAACAGCAGTCGATCTCGGTATGCCTGTCGAAGTAGCCCAAGCATTAGAGTTATCTAAGGAGTGGGCCAGCCTGCCTGACCCCCGCACAGACAAGAGTTACTACGATGAAGACGGAGTCAATAGCTCCCATCACTCCACAGAGGACGTATACAAGGTCCTTAACGTAATGCAGGCAAGGAGCCCACGTCATGAATAACGGACTACCGGAGGAACTCGTGCGATCACTACAGCGCAAGCGCCTATGGCGTCCCCTCAACACGTACGGACTCTTATTCGTCGCCCTCATGGTAGGGATGGCTCTAGGATACACTATCACTGTACTATAGGCCTAGGAGGTCAAACGTATGGCCTCTCTCGATCTACGGTTACTACCGTGGCAACAAGAAGTACTCAACGACCCTTCACGCTTCAAGGTTATTGCGGCTGGTCGTCGATGCGGTAAGACTTACTTCGCCGCCATCACGCTGATCCTAGCGGCTATGGACGGTCAGCCCGGTGGTGTTATGTACATCGGCCCCACGCAGGGACTCGCAAGGGACCTCATGTGGGATCTGTTGAAGGAGCTGGCCGGGGATATTATCGAATCCTCAAACATCAACAACCTCGAGATAGTGCTGAGCGGTGGTAACAAGATAGCCCTCAAGGGCTCGGATCGACCCGACACGCTCCGTGGTTACTCGCTTAAGCACCTCGTTTGTGATGAGTACGCGTTCTTTAAGGACGGCGTCTTCGATACTATTCTCCGGCCAGCTCTTGCGGATCGCAAGGGTACAGCTATGTTCATCTCCACGCCAGAGGGCCGTAACGGCTTCTACGACGTGTACATGAACGGAGAGCTCCAGAAGAAGGGATGGCGGTCGTGGCATCTAACCACGCACGATAACCCTATGATTGACCCAGAAGAGATAGCCGCCGCTAAGGAAACAATGGCGGGCTGGCAGTTCAGACAGGAGTTCGAGGCCTCGTTCGATGCGAAGGGCTCTGAGTTCTTCGATGCAGAAGACTTCGAGTACTACGAGGAACGATCAGAGACTACGATAGGCTCGTTCTACATCGCGGTCGATCTAGCTGGCTTTGAGTCAGACAGAGGCAACAAGACTAAGCGCAGGGACAACTCAGCTATGGCTATCGTCATGGTGGATGACTTCGGCACGTGGCACGTAGAGGACATACAGTACGGACGATGGACACTGGACGAGACCTGTCAGAAGATCTTTGATGCGGTCGCTAAGTACAAGCCCATCAGCGTAGGCATAGAGAAGGGCATCGGCCAGCAGGCTGTCATGGGTCCTCTCAACGACATCATGCGCCGTACGCACCGTGTGTTCCGCATCGAGCTACTGACGCACGGCAACCAACGCAAGGAAGATCGAATCCTCTGGAGTCTACAGGGGCGGTTCGAGCACAAGAAGATAAAGCTGAAGAAGGGTGATTGGAACCCTGCCTTCGTCGATGAAGCCTCAGCCTTTCCTTCTAAGCTTGTACATGATGACCTCCTCGACGCGCTGTCGTACATAGATCAACTCGCAGTGGTGCCCTATGCCACAGACCTAGACATGGAAGACGACTACGTCCCTATGGACGCAATAGCAGGATACTAACTATGAGTGAAGACATCTTTCAAGATGAAGTAGATAGCCAAGTAGCCCTACCGGGTGAGCTGTCTAGCTGGATCATGGGCAAGTGCCAATCGTGGCGTGACCACTACTCCAGCAACTACGAGCAGAAGCACAAGGAATACATGCGCCTGTTCCGTAACCAGTGGTCGAAGGAAGACTCCGACCGAGACAGCGAGCGTTCTAAGCTCATCGCTCCCGCCTTGGCCCAAGCGGTCGAGTCCAACGTGGCTGAGGTCGAGGAGGCCACCTTCGGGCGTGGCAAGATCTTTGACGTACGTGATGACATCGCCGACGAGCAGACGGATGACATGGTGTTCCTGCGTAAGAAGCTCCACGAAGAGTTCCACCACGCACGTATCCGTAGTGCTGTAGGTGAGGTCCTTGTGAATGCCGCCGTGTACGGTACAGGCATCGCAGAGATAACGATTGAAGAGCGTAAGGTGTACACGCCGGGCACACGTCCCATGATGGACGGCGCTATGGAAGAGATCGGCGTAAGCGAGACATACAAGCCTATCGTTAAGCTCAACCCCGTACAGCCCATGAACTTCCTGATCGATCCTTCGTCTAGCTCTGTCGACGACGCCCTAGGGTGTGCTATCGACGAGTACGTTAGTCGTCATATCGTGGAGGAGTTACAGGAGCAAGGCGTCTACAGGGACGATGAGTTCGTTGGCGAAGCCGCTAGCGATGAAGAGATCGAGTTCGATGATTCGATTGACTCACGCCCTAAGGACCGCATCCGTCTGACCAAGTACTACGGTAAGGTCCCACGCGGCATGCTCATTGCTGAAGGCGTTGACGATGACGAGATCGACGAGGACGGCCACTACGTTGAAGCTATCGTAGTACTGGGTAACGAGGACGTTGTCCTTAAGGCAATCCCTAATCCCTACATGTGCCAAGACCGCCCGGTCGTAGCATTCCAGTGGGACGTCGTACCTAGTATCTTTTGGGGTCGTGGAGTTTGCGAGAAAGGATACATGAGCCAGAAGGCACTCGACGCTGAGCTACGCGCACGCATCGACGCCCTCGCCCTGACTACGCACCCAATGATGGCGGTGGACTCTACACGAATCCCACGCGGTCATAAGTTAGAAGTACGTCCGGGCCGTATGCTCCTCACGAACGGGGCACCTCAAGAAGCTATCATGCCGTTTAACTTCGGTAACCTCAACGCTATCACGTTCCAGCAAGGCCAACAGCTCCAAGCTATGGTCGCGCAGGCAACTGGTGCCGCAGAGGCTACACAAGCTAACATGGGTGACACAACAGCCGCTGGACAGTCTATGTCTCAGGGTGGTGTCATGAAGCGTCAGAAGAGAACTCTAGTGAACTTCCAAGAGAACTTCCTGCTTCCCTTCGTAAGCAAGGCGGCGTTCCGCTACATGCAGTTCGCACCTGAGGACTTCCCGATTGGTGACTACAACTTCATCCCGTTCTCTAGCCTTGGCGCTATGGCACGTGAGTACGAGGTTGCACAGCTCAGTCAGATCCTACAGGTCATACCGCCTGACTCGCCAGCACACGGCGCTGTACTCAAGGGCATCATTGACCACTTGAACGTCAGTAACCGTGAGGAGTTAATAGCGGCTATTGAGGCAGGCAACCAGCCTAACCCAGAAGCACAGCAGGCTCAGCAACAGCAACAGCAGATGCAGATGGCTGTTACTCAGGGTCAGGTTAGCTTACTCAATGCCCAAGCGGCAGAGTCGCAGGCACGTGGTCAGAAGTACAACGTCGAAGCACAAGTACTACCGCAGGAGATGACGCTGAAGTACGCGGACACCGACGGCGATGGCGCGGCAGACGACAAGGACTTCGAGAAGCGTATCCGCATGGCTGAGCTAATGCTGAAGGAACGGCAGGTCGAAGGACGAGAACGAGTAGAGATGGAAGGGGCCAAGGGTAGAGCCGAGGCTGAGTTAGTTAAACAGCTCACAGCAGGTGCTGAGCCATCCGGGCCACAGCCACAACCTCCTGAGGGCATAATGTAAGGAGAAGCTATGGTTGATCTTAAGACTTACGTTGATGGTTACTATGGTTATCTGGACAAGGAAGTTCGGAGAGCCATAGGAGCCCTACAAAACGGAGTAGCAGGTGAAGGATCCGAAGGACCTGTAGGACCAGAAGGACCTGTAGGACCAGAAGGACCCGAAGGACCAGAAGGACCTAAGGGTGGCGATGGAACCGACGGCAAAGATGGAGCCGACGGCAAAGATGGAGCCGACGGCAAAGATGGAGATTCATTCTTTCAAGACATCGGCAGTAACACCGTTGAATACTTCGGTGATCAGCTATGGGTTACTGGCCTACGAGATCCCATCTTCATTGGGGCCAAGATAGGTAATGACTCTAGTTTCACCGGAACAGTTACAGCTAACAAGTTCGTAGGGGATGGCTCAGAGCTTACGGGCATCGCTACAAGAGCTGAGGTGGTCAGTGCTTTCACTGCCCTCCAAACGGCTGTCTCCAACGAGACAACAGTAGAGGGACTACGAGACGCTATCACCAGCACGCTTAATGACATCGTCAACAGCCTCTGACCTCGAGGAGATAATCATGTATCAAAAGAAGTTCGAAGTATGAGACTCTTACTAATCCTGTGCTTCTTGCCGGGATGCACGACTATCATTAACATCGGGGACGGCAACAACAGCCATACCCCGCACACTATCACTTACGACCCCAGCATTGCTATCGGGGCACCTGACATGACCTCAAGGAGAGATAATCATGGTAGATCAGAAGAAGTTCGACGAGCTAGTACAGTCAACCACAAAGTACCTCCAAGACCTACTCGACAGAGTGAACAAGCTAGAGAACCAGCTAGCCGAGCTGAAGGTTAAGAAGGCGAAGAAGGATGACTGATACTTACTTCGAGGACGCCCGTACGATGTTCTTAACAGAGGGGTGGCGTACCTTTCAAGAAGAGATTGAAGAAGCTATCTCAGTACTCACGCTCGAACACTGCGACTCCGTTGAGGAGTTCTGGCAGGCCCGTGGACGGTTGTCTGCGTTAAGGCAGTTCGGTGGGTACGAGAACAGCATTCTGGCCGCAGAGGAGTTAGAAGATGCACGTGATCTATGACGTGAAGTGTAGTTCCTGCGGCAACGTAGATGAAGTGTATGGGAGAAAGGGAGACGCGGTCCGGTGCACGGTCTGTTCCTCCGACGCCCATGCAATCATAAGTCCTGTGGCTTTTATCCTAGAGGGTGTCAGTGGGGATTTCCCCGGTGCCGCCATGAAGTGGAATAAGAGACACAAGTGACTAATCAGGACGGTAGCCCCTCAGCCGGGGGTCGTCCTTAATCTTACCCCTCCCCTAGTGGGACAAAGGAGTTCATAATATGGCTACCATTGTAGATGCTCAAGACTTTGTAAAGAAGGCAATTCCATTTGAGGAGAACGAAGCCGAAGAGACCACAGAAGAGTTCGCTACTCTTGAAGAGGCACCCGCTGAAGCGACGGCGGAAGCACCTGTGGAACCTGAGGTTGAGGCCCCTTCAGAAGAGGATCTTCCAGACAAGTACAAGGGCAAATCAGCGTCAGACATTGCTCGGATGCACCAAGAGTTAGAGAAGCGACTAGGTCAACAATCCTCAGAGGTTGGTGAACTTAGGCGTCACTTTGACGATTACGTCCAGAGCAACGTACAGGCGCAACAGTCTGCACCGGAAGTAGTAGAGGAGGTTGACTTCTTCGCTGATCCGAATGCGGCTATGGCGCGAGCAATCGATAACCACCCCACTCTCAAGCAAGCCCAACAGGTTGCGGCGGAGATGGCTAAGTCCCAAGCACTGGCTCAATTGAAGGCTTCACACCCTGACATGGACTCAGTACTACAGGACCAAGGCTTTAAGGAGTGGGTGTCTAGCTCGCCTATCAGACGAGAACTGTATCAACAGGCAGACGCGCGGTATGACTTCGCGGCGGCCGACGAGTTGATTACGCTCTACAAAGAGCGGCAGGGTGTCGTCAAGCAGACCGCTAAGGTTGAGAAACAACACCAGAAGAACGAGGTTAAACGAGCCTCTACAGGTACGGCACGGTCGAATCCCGAGGGCGCTACGTCCAAGAAGATCTACCGCCGCCGTGATATTATCGAACTCATGAACTCTGATCCCAAACGCTACGAGGCACTACTGCCTGAGATCATGAAAGCGTATGAGGAGAAGAGGGTCAAATAACCCACTAAGGAATCATTACAATGGCACTTGGATCAAATCATGTAACAAACACTACAGCGGCTACGTTCATTCCAGAGATCTGGAGTGACGAGATCATCGCTTCTTACGAGAAGTCTTTGGTAGTCAAGCCACTGGTACGTGCAATGTCTATGGTAGGCAAGAAAGGCGATACCATTCACATCCCTAAGCCCG